TATCTGCTAAAAGTATTTCCCAATACCATTTACCAGAGTAAAAGCCATGAGTCATACCTATACCAAAGTTAGATGTAGCATTTTCAACTGTTAAACTACCATTTTTAACAACACTTGTAGAAGGTGGATAAGAATAATGAATTAAATACAAAGTATTTAATGTCATATAATTTGCGTTTATTCCCATATTATTATCCTGTTCCTAATGTTGGACTGTCTATTGATTGATGGTCTGCAGTCATATTAGCTGATGTCCAATCGTTATTGTTGCCTGAACTGTCATTTCCTAAATCATTTGCATCTTCAAATAAAAGTAAATGACCTGCACTACCCCAAGTAATACCAGAACTTAAATTTTTAGGAATCCATACTCCATTTTTACTTTCTGCAAAAACAGTAGGTGCATAAGTAGTACCATCAACATATGCCCATTGTGCTAAATATTGGTCTGCTGCATATCCATAATTGTAATAATCTCCTATAGTCCAAGCTCCTGCTGCAATGCCAGCAAATGAAGTAAAAGAACTTCTATTATCTACATTATAAGATGTTTCTGTACCATTTATAAAAAATTTTATTTTTTCACTAGCAGTTCCATTATCAAGGTCAAATTGCATATGTATATTAGTCCAACCACCAACATCACGCAGTAAATTTTCTGTAGATATAACATATGCAGCAGTATTTGTATTAGTGATATTTAAAGCATCACCATCACCATTACTAGATGAATCTGCAAATCTAAATTCGTGTAATACTGAACCACTTGTTCCACTTCTAGGAGTAAACCAAGTACTTGCTCTAGAAGAACCAGTAGGCAAGTTTCCTCCTAACATAGCTCTTTTAATCCAAAAATTTAAAGTAAAATGAACATTAGAATCTACTGTACTAAATGTTCTTGTTAATCTTGAAGCATTAGATGAAGTAGAATCTGTGTCAAACCTAGCTGATTGTTGTATCTGATGGTCATAAAATCCACTACTTCCTGCTGGTTTTTGAAAAAATTCACTTTGTACTGGCATTACTTATATCTCCTATGCAAACGCAAGTTGCGGTGCTCCTAATTGTATTGACCCAGCAGCCTTTACAAAATATGGTATTACATCAACTGCGTTAGCAGCAGTTGATATAGTTAAACCAGCACCACCAGCAGTTTCGTAGTCTGTTCCTAAACTTAATGTTCTACTTCCAGTACCATCTTGAACAAATACTATAATACCAGATTGACCTACTGATTCTGTACTAGGATTAGCTAATGTAACATTACCTGTTGCTGTAAGAACAAAGTTTTGATATGTGTCAAAATCTAAGGTGACACTACCAGTTTGAGAACCAGCAGTTTGTGTACTACCTCTCAGTGCTTTAGTAAAAGTTGTATTTGCATTTGATGCTACAATATTAGCACCAGCTAAACTTGATGAACCTGTACCACCATTTGCTATTGCAACTTGACCAGATAATTGTCCAACTCCTATGGTTTTATTTGTTAAAGTTTGTGTAGCTGTTGTACCTACAATTTCTTGATCACCTCCAGGAGGAAGGGTTAATACATTTGTTACACTAGCTGAGTGAGGTTGTGATTTAACTGTTTGTCCATGTGAATTACTTTCACAGTTGAAAACCATTGTTCCTGGATTTGTGTTACCTTTTAATACAGTTTTACCTGTACCATTAGGTGCTAATTCTATATCAGCATTTGATGTGGTAACAATATCTTGACCATTCATATCAAGATTACCACCTAACTGTGGTGATGTATCATCTACAACATCAAAACTTACACCAAGTTTTGAACCAATTGATATAACCTCATCACTTGCGTCTGCATATACAATATCTGCTTTTCCTGCAGCGATAGTAACAGTTTGCGCTCCACTACCTTGTTTCATAATTATGTTTTGACTACCTGAAGTACCGTTTTGGATTATAAAATAAGCAGTTGTTGTTGATGGTGCTATCGTAATTGTACAAGCCTGACTTAAAGTGCCACCGAATTTTATAACTCGATACATACCATCACTTAAATTACTTGATCCACTTGACGGTGATCCTGCTCTTACAGTCAGTGTAGCTGTTGCTGCATCTGACAAAGTTACAGATTTATACGAAGTATCCTATCTAAAATATCTATATTATAATTTGTTGTGGTTCCCCACGTACCAGATTGTTCTCCAGTACCAATTTTTTCTATGCCGAAGTTTGTTGTAAAAGTTGAAGCCATTTAACCTCCTATGCAGCTATTTCTGTCCAATTTGGGTCTTGGTTTGGTGTGATCTGTGCAAAGTTTAATGCTTTACCTAAATCAGCACTTGCTCCTAAACCGTTTGTTAACGATACCACAATATTCCCAGTTCCTGCAACACTATTTATTGACCCAGCGCCAGAAACTCCTGTAACAGCAAAAACATTTTCATCAAACGCTATTGCTGTTCCTAACGCTGTTGTACCTAAAACAGTTGTTACTGAAGCACCAGTATTACCTGTTATAGTCATCCCTGTTGTGTTTACAGCTGAAGTAGCTGCAACTCCTGTAACACTTACTGGTGTAATTAATTCTATATCTACTGCTGGCGCTGGTGAGTTCCACGCACCTGAACCCCAAGTATCTCTACCCCAGCCAAGCGTGTCAGACAAAGAAGATGTAAGTTCAAAACCAGCTACACTTATAGATACAAATTGTCCTGCACTTACAGTCCCAACAGAACTACTCGCTGTTACTCCTGTTAAAGCTGAACCTCCACCAATAACTGCGGCTGCTGAACCTACCGCAGAAGTGCCAGAAACACCACTAGGGATCACAGTTATAGGTATACTAGCAGTTACAGATTGTACTGCTCCTGTTGCTGAAACACCGCTAGGTGATACAACACCAAAAGTATTCCAACCACCAGATCCCCATGTGCCTCTACCCCAACCATTTAAGTTTGGATTAGACACAAGTTACCTCAAGAAATACGTATTATTGCTGTGCTTTGGTTGGCTGTAGGGAACTGAATAGTAAAAGTTCCAGATGATGATGATTTGTTAGAACCAAAATCTAAAACAGCAACAGCTTTATTACTTTGAGAAGAATTATATATTAATGCGCCTCTTGCTGTAATAGTAGCAGTTGTAAAACTTAAATCAGCAAAGTCTGTAAAACCTACAGTTCCTGAATTAAGTGGTGTTACATTTGTTAAAGTTCCGCCACCTGTGGAATATGATCCACTTGTTGCTATTTCACCTGTTGTTACAAATACTGTAGTTGTTGCACCAAGAGTTGCAGTAGTGCTTGATTTACCTCCACTACTTATCGCATACAAAGCTAACTTAAAAGTGTTTCCACTTGAAAGGGTAAAATTATGTGTTGCAGTCATGAGCTCTTTTTTAAAACTTGTACACATTGCTTGAGTTATTGCCATTATAATCTCCTTATTATTTCTGATAACTCATTGTTACCAGTTTGTAAAACTTTGTTGACAATAGTAGCACGCTCTTCTTTCTTTGCCAACTGTATATATTGAAAAATTACATTCGTTATAACTGCTTTAAACTGCTTTGCTTGTTCTTTAATTGCTGGGGGTGCGTTATCTGCAACATATACAATTTTGTTTACACACATTTCTGTAAGTTGTTCTGCAGTTAGTCCACCGTTGTCAGATGTAACAACACCTACTTTACCCACTTCCATTTGTATGTCTGGGTTTAGCATCCTTTTTCTCCTTTTGAAATGTTAGCCCTTCTATATCACCTCTACCCCACAACGCTGGTTGAGGTGTTCTAGGATCTAGTGGTTCAGGTGGGCTTAATTTTGATTGTTTTGAAATCATTAAATTACCTTCATGTACTTTTGTTACCAAAGGGTCTTTTAATCTGTGGTATCCATATAGTTTTTCATTATCTGGTATATTAGTATCTAAGAAAGCAGATCTGTGTGCTATTTCAACTTTGATACCTTTTGCTATAGCAGTTGCTACCCAAAACTCACAACAAGCTCTACCAGCCTCTGCAAAGTGTGGTGCGTTCTTATAACTAAAATCAAAACCAAAAATATGTATAGATTTAACTTTTTCAGCTATTGCCATAGCTATTGCATACGCAGAAGTATTATTTAAATACGCGAGCCCTGTTTCTTTTATTACAAACTCTAAAGGATATTCTACAACTCCAGGACATCTTTTATCTTTAGTACATGAATAAATTGGTCCGGGATGTTGTTTTAATGTCTTTTTCATCAAAAGTGTTTGACTTCCTGCTTTAACGTCATCAAGAAATCTACTCGGTGGATCCATCATAAACATTCTGTCGTGCATAATTATTCCACCCATACCATTGATAGTCCAAACTTCATCATATTCATCGCTACGTATTCTTGAAAGCATATAGTCAGAAAAACTCAATCCTAACCCCACCATAGCAATTTTAGCACCAGCTAATTTTTTCGTCATGTTTTTTGCACTCTCGACATACCCATTCTATAGTTGTCACTGTTTTCCATACCTTCAGCGTAATTTTTCAATCTAACTAAAGATTCTTGATATCTTTGTGTGTATGTTTTAAATAGGTCTGGCTCACCTTTCATGAAAATATATGCCTCACAAAGCGTGCCATATAAAAGTGCATCAGGTGCATTAGTGCCAAGCCAAGAAGTACCATCGCTAGTGGTAGTAATAGAAGTAGGTCGATAATAATAGTGCAACTCAGAAACAAAATCAGCGCTAGGAGTTGGAGCCAAAATAAAATTTTGAAAATCAAAAGGTGCATAATATTTAGGTTCTCCTGTAGTAGAATTACCAGCTGGTGTATATGTCTGTAAAAAGTTTACATCTTTTTGTAAAATAAAGTTAACATTCCCACTTGAATCTGTGTAAGACAATGAAAAAGAAGCTAAATAATCAGTAGGCATACCTAAAAATTTATTACCTGTAGACATATTACCAGATACATTTTTACGAAAATAATCTAGATCAACAGATTTAAATATACGCTCTTCAGCATTTTTAATAAAAGTAGGAAGAGTACTTACAAAAGTAGTTTCGCTGTTTTGTGTGTAATCTTGTACAGCTGTTTTAAGTGTTGTAAAAGTAAAACTCATGAAGTCACCACTGTTACTTCACCTTTTGCACCAACTGCATGATAAGATTTATTTTCAACACCATCACCTAAAAAAGTTTCACTTATTATAACAGGGTTAGGTTCTACTCTATCTCTTCTGGGTTGATATAATGCCTGTGGTTCTAATGGTGGTTTTTTAGGTTCAAGTTGTGGGTGTTTAGCCTCATACTCAGATATGTGTACTATATGTCCATTCCATTCTTGTATTCTTTCCTTATATGGAAACTCCATACCAGATCTATCTGATATAAATTTTGCAAACTTTCCTGGAGCATACTTTGTCATATCACACCAAATTATAATAAGTAGAACTAGGTGTTAAACTTAAACTGGTTCTATCTCTATCTTCTGCAGCAGCTCTTTCAAACTCTTCTTCGTAAACAGCCTTCATCATTTTTGTAAGTGCTGGCGCTCTTTTCATAGATAAATAATAAGCTAATCCAGCGGTAAGACAAGGATAAAATCTAAAAGGTACATCTGCTGTATTTGTCATTGTATCAACATCTTCTATCCTACGCATTCTATCAAACACCAATAGTAAGGCAGAAGAATTAGGTGTCGGCCACAATTTTATTTTAGGAGTAATTTGTCTATCCACATAATACTGACTAGGTGTAGAAGTGCTACGTTTATTAGATATATTAATAAACGTATCTCTACTAATTCTGGATATAGAAGTATCTGCTTGATTAGAAGTGCCTGAGTTTTGTCTGATTACAGCACTTAATACATCAATGCTAGATTGCACATCTTCAAAACTAACAGCACTACTCAAAGTAGTAGTTGCACTACTTGTACCACCAGTTAAAGTTTCACCACTTGTAAACGTGCCGCTAGGTATCGTAATTGCTATAGAAGTAGAAGAGGGTTTGCTTGTTATGCTTGCAGTAGCAGAACTAGTCCCACCAGTGATTGTTTCACCAACACTGAAACTACCAGAAGCCGCTACCGT